AACATTCCGTTTACCTCGCAGGTTCGTGTGTAGCAATCTCATTGGTCGAAAGTACAGCCATGGCAAAGACGATTGCATCCATCTTGTCTTTGACGCTCTAGATCAGCTTGGGATTAGAAACCCTGGCGTGCAGTCGGCTTGGTATGAGATGACGCCTAAGCAAGTCTTAGGAGAGCTGAATCGCTACTGTGACCGCGTGAGACACCACAGTTATGATGGCGACATCGCATTGCTGGACGTTAGGCCAATGGCCTTCGGAGTGGTATGGCAGAACGGCGTCCTCTACATCAACAATTTCCTTTCCGCAGTGGACTGGAAACCGCAGGGAAGCCTTTCAATCCGCCGCTTTTACCGTATGAACTATCGCTGATTGAGGCGATTGGTTGCAGCGAGGAAGAATACAAAGAGTTTGTGCGCCACGCAATGCTGCGGCAGCGTGTGCGACCTGCTGAATATGACCACATTCCTGATGTTGTAAACGAACCAGTAACGACAACCACATTTTTAGTTCAGCTTGCGATTGGCCTTGTCTTAACAGGGGCCAGCATGTTGTTGGCACCAAAAGCTCCAACAGACCCTGGCTCAAAAATCAAAGGCAAGAAACTTGCGGATCAGATTGGGCCTAGCCGCTTCAATCAAACAACTAACTTCGACAACGTTGCCAGCCTTGCTGAGCTAAATCAGCCGATTCCGATTCCCTTTGGTAAGCGTGGCACTGGTGCAGACGGCAACCTGACGGGTGGTTTGATTCTTGTCCCTGCTTTGGTGTGGTCAAGGCTTTACGCCTACGGGGCTTATCAAGCTTATGAGGGCGTTTACGTTGCAGGAGAGTTTGGCGTTGATGAGCCAGATCTTGGCGGGATCTTGCTTGGCACGTCGGCACTTAACTCGCTTTCACAGCCTGATTTTGCTCTGTACTGGTCATCATCAAGCGGGAGCAATCGACCAACAAGCTTGCTTTATGGCACGGAAGGGTCAGGCGCCACCGGCACTGTTGGCAGGCAGGTGTTTACGTCACCAACAGATGACGGGCAGTTTAGCCAAGGTTTCTCAATGGCTTACACCCCAAGCGGTGACACCACGTTTGGAACCAGCACACCTATACACAATGGCAGCGCATATCGTTTTAACTGGGAGATTATTAGCGCCCCCTTTTCTACAACTGAAGGGCGTGACAATAGAGACGCCAGGAGAGAAATTCAGGCAAAGCGCCGCAAGATTGCCGGGTCGCTAGCTGATGTTCTTCATGAGGCGAATGAAGAGGCAGGGCAACCTGGCGTCGGTCGAGCCTATTCGCGGCATATGGGCATCATTAGCCATAGCGGCACACAGGGTGGGGCAGAACAAAAGAACAAGCAAATTGTTAATGTTGCTGTTGGGGACACAGTTAATTTTGAAATTAACAACGACAATGAAGTATGGAAAGAGCTAGAAAAAGATGATTTTGATGACACAGAGGTCAACCTTAAAGATTTAATTAACAGCGCCAAGTCGTGGCGCGAAAGAGCTTCTGATCTCTTGGTCGTTGGTAGCAAATGGATCATCAGTGCAAGCAACTGGGTTGTTATTAAAAGAGTAAAAGAGGGCAAGCGCGTTCTTATTACGCTTGAGTGTGTTGCCATTATTGGAGTGCCCGAAATTGGGATTGCTGGCACAAGAGCAGTGCGTGAGCCTTTGGGCGGCTACGAGGGCGACCAGTTTGCTCGCCTCAAACATTGTGGTGCTGCGTTTTACAATGTCTGCCGCTTAAGCACAGCAACGATTCGTCCTGTTCGCAGGGACGCAGAAGTGATCGAACTTGGCATTCGTAGTCAGGTCTGGAACAAGGCTTCCGGGTTGTGCAACTTCAATGCCATACCTTCACCCACAAAGCTTTTCAAGCTCGATGAGGATGACATTCAGGTCTCAACACCTCGAATGGATAAGTATTTTTTGAGGTCATCTTGCTTCTCAGTTTTTGTTCGCCCTGTTAAAGAGTACGGTCAAGAGCAGGCTCCATATGTTCGCATTCCAAAGGTTTTTTGTGTTCAAGGTAGTGCGCCAATCAACCAAAACAATTTCTTGCGAATCCGTCCAAGAGTAAAAGGTTTCTACGAATACAAAATCTTCCCTCGTACAGGCTCAGACATTGCGATTAACAGCCTTGATGAGAACACAGTAATTGTTCTTGATTCCAACGAGGGCGTGCCATATACGGGATCGGCATTAGCAGAATCTGACTATGAAACTCCATACGGAGGGTTCAGAATTACTACGCAGGGCAGGTTAGTTCCAATCTCAGAGATTAGGTCAAATGAAGAGCTTTTTACTAATCCTGGCGACCAAGAAGGAACGCTAAACCCAAACAACATTCCTACAGCAATCGACAACATCAATGTATTTTCTAATACGGGCAGTCCTTGGCTAATTAAGCAAGCATTTTATACAGAGCTGTTTGGTCTTGCGGTTGACAACGAAAACGATGAACAAACAGAAACCGAACAAATTTCTGTTGGCGGCCGTTCAATTACTATTCAATTTAAGGCCACATCTAGGCGCGGCATATTAGGTGAAAATGTTGGCCCTAAGTATGTAGAAGCGAACAGCGACAGTAAATACCTCTGGCAAGATGTTCAGTTCAACGTCGTGGATGCCAATGGCAACTGGACGGTCGGCGAAAGATTTAGCCTCACCCAAAATCTGAACAATCGCTTCAGTCGTTATGCAGAAAGAGAGGAGGGTCAGCCCTATTCTTCTGTCACTTTTGAATTTGTTGTTTCCGCTGTTGGCGCAGAGGCTACGGGTCAGCTGCGTAAAGGTGACCGTGTTTTTGAGCTGAACTCGCAGGTCTCAGATTGCAGTCATTACACAGAACTGACTAAATCAAACGACTCTGGGCCTGAGCACGAGGTGGTTTATGTGAATGAATATATCTCTAACGAAACCCCGGCAAATTACGATGCAATGTCAACGATTGGTTTTACCGTTAAATCAAGCGGCGAGATCAACGGCGTTGAGCAGTTGCGCATGTGGTCTGCAACAGGTATCCCCGTCACAAGATTGATTGAAGGTGATAACAAACCAAGCAACTTATTTGCTGATCTTGTGTTTTATTTGCTGACAAACAAGACCCAAGGAGTGGGTAATATTGTGCCATCCGAGCTGGTTGACGAAGACTCTCTGCGTACAACCGCAAAGTTCCTTAGAGCAAACAAAATTTTCTTTGACTCTGTTATCGAAGACAGCGAAAGCTTCCGTGGCTTTTTGTATGAGAATGCCTCGTTGCAACTGTGCAACTTTACGATTAAAAATGGCAAGTTTGGGATGCAACCAGCTCTGCCGTTTGACTCGAACCATGAAATAAGTCTTGCGCCGATTCAGGTTGATCAGATTTTTACGGCTGGCAACATCATTCAGGACTCTCTGCAGCTTCAATACATCGATGTTTCTCAGCGCACAAACATTCGTGCGATCGTTAGCTGGCGAGTGACCGTTCAGAACGATTTGCCCTATCAAGCATCAGCATTGATGCACTGGTCTGACATCCCTATTAACGACAGGGCAACTACCGAGCAAGCATTTGACCTAAGCGAGTTTTGCACGAATCGCGAACAGGCATTGAAGACTGCACGCTTCCTGCTCAGCACCCGCCGCAGAATCACTAAAACTGTCAGTTTCCAAACGGTGCCAGATGCTCTAAGCGTTCAGCCCGGTTCATACATTCGCGTTATCACAGAGGCGAGCACCTATAGCTCAACCGCAAACGGTGCGATCACAGATGCCGGGACACTTGTCAGCATCACAAGTGTTAAGGATGGAACCTATGACGCATTGATCTACAAACCGTCAACATCAAAGGTGCTTGAAACCAAGCTGACTATCTCAGGGAACTCAATATCAGAGTCAGAGTTCCACGGGTCATTTTTTACCCTGCTGAGTGGCAGCACTGACTACAGCGTTTATCAGGTCGAGTCTTTGAACCTTGAAGAGGATGGCCTGGTGTCCATCAATGCTGTAGAGGTGCCCACGGATGCCTCTGGAGTTAGCATCGTGGCTAAGGACGTTTTGACACCGGGTAACTTTACGGTGCTTGAGTGATGGCTTTCCCGTCGTTGACGCCCACAGGCCGTCAGTTCACCCCAGGTAACTTTCCCAGCAAGACTTACAACTCACAATCTGGGGCAGAGGTGCGGATCTTGTACGGATCACGGCGTGTCAATGCCACGTTGAGCCTGTCCTACGCCAATGTGACCGATGCTAATGCTGAGTCGTTTTTGAACGACTACAGCGATCAGCTCGGCACCTTCCGCACTTTCACTTTGCCCTCTGCAGTGTTTGAAGGTTGGTCTGGATCAGCGGCAACGCTTGATGCTCCGGCTGGTACGAAGTGGAGATATGACGGGCAGCCGCAAGTTCAGGCGGTGCGCCCTGGAATTAGCAGCGTTACAGTGGCACTGCGAGCGGTGGCGTAATGGCAAAGGTTTACACCGGTAGAGATGGCGTGATGCAACTCGCCGGAACGACCCTTGCCAAGGTCGTCAACTTTTCGCTGTCAGCCAATCTTGAAACGCTCGAAACCACAACGCTGAGCGAAAGCATCCGCAGCTATACACCCGGCATCTCTGGTTACAGCGGCAGCGCAACGCTGCTGTATTACAAGGACGACAACAACGCTATCAATACAACCGATCTGCTTAACAAGCTCTACAAAACCGGCACCACGGGCGTCAGCAGTTCGGACACCGTTGAGTTGACCTTCCGCTGGGTAGATGGTGCAGACAACAACGACATCAAACTGACCGCTTACATCACCAGCGCAAACATTGGCGCGTCAACTGGCGAGATCGTGCGAGCTGAGATTGCGTTCCAGGGCACAGGTGCTTTGTCAACGGTGTCGATCTCATGAGCGTTTATCTAGGCACTCACGGAGAGGTAGAGCTGCAGAGGCAGTTTGATGGCAGCGATCTGCGCTCTACAATCAACCCGTCAGATGTCAACGCAACCCAAAAGCGGTTCAGCTTTGACTTTGAGCATGGCCAGCTGTTGAGCGGTGATCAGATTGAGATCACGAGCACAGACGGCACGGCGCTGGACTTTATCAGCAGCTATACGAAGACCAGCGTCAAGAAATTCATCCATGTTGACGAGCTAGACGGCATCAGGCTCTATGACTCATTCGCCAATGCAGTTAATGGTGGAACGGCTAATGCAACCGCTCTTGCAACGCCTGCAAACGACCTGCCGATCCGTGTCAAGGTTGAAAACGCAGAGTACAAAGTGCTGGCACAGGTCAATGGCTTTGAGCTGAACACTGAGCGCGAGACCGTAGACACCACCACGCTCTCTGACGAGTTCCGCAGCAGGATCAGCACGTTGATGTCCGGCTCTGGTCGGATGTCTGCGTTTTGGGAGTACACCGGCGACACCGCTAACGAGCTGCCGAACTACTTGGTCGAACTGTCGTTAAGGACGCGAGTAGGCAGCCAGTTCAAGGCTCGTTTTTACATCAAGCGGACAGACCACAATCCAGGGGGAGCTGTCGCCACCGCTAATGATGAAATTTTCTATGAGTTCACCGGAGTGCTGACAGGTTGCGCTGTGCAGTTTGCCCCGAACAACACCGTGCAGGTTGAAGCAGATTTCATCACCACAGGCTTGATTCAGCTGCGGATGAACCTTGAGGTCACAAGCAAGATGCTGCAAGAGAACAACAGTGACATTCTGCTAGAGCAGGGAACGACTGACGCTGTCTTGCTGGATCCCTAGTTATGACAGCTCTATGATGAGCCCATCGTGGTTCATGCGTAGGGTTTCATGGCTGACCTAAAGATCAGTGCCCTTAACGCCCTGGCTGGGGCTGATCTGGTCGCTGCTGACGTGGTTGCTGTCGTTGATGACAGCGCGAGTGAAACAAAAAAACTGACGGTCAGTGACCTGATTGCAAACGGGGTCACGCTGATCTCAAACAGTACGATTCCAAGCGCAAAGATCGTATTTTCAGCTGGATCGATTGACACAGCCGAGCTGGCAGCGTCTGCGGTTGAAACAGCGAAAATCAATAATTCGGCTGTGACCGCAGCCAAGTTGGCCGACAACTCCAGCGTGACGCTGGTGTCGACGTTGCCTGGTTCTGGTGACTTTATTGGGCAGGTTGCGCTGAATACGGCAGATAGCGACAAGATTTACGTTTGGGATGGATCGTCCTGGGATTCCGTAAAAGCTGCTGGCTCAATCAATGTTGTAAGCGGCAGCACCTCAGGGATTGTCAATATCGTCGCCTCTACGAGCGGTGACACTGTCACTGTCAGCGCAACGCTTGACGACACCACTGCTGCTTCGCAGTTTCTTGCTGGGCCATCTGGCGATGGTGGATCGGTCAGCTACCGCGTTATTGCGGGCGCTGACTTGCCGACTGCAACGACCAGCGCCAAAGGCGGCGTGATCGTCAATGGCAACGGCCTGACGATGTCTAGCGACACGATTGCTATCAACAACACTGT